TTACCAACTATCGCCATAGTCTGTAATGGATTCGCGGTCTGGTAATAATTCGCTTGATCTAAAATATCACTATTAATTAGGAAATATCCTCTAAGGATCTTCCTTGGAAGATCTATTGCCTTTATGACTGTACTCTCTTGTTGAATACTTATCGCTGGTGGAACATATATTCCACTAGAGGTAAGGACGCCATGATTCTGAGCACTATTATAATAGTCAAGAGTTGATCCTACCATTGGTTTAAGTAAAGGTATTGAAAAAGCATTCTGAAAATATTGTTGAGTCTGTAAAGAAGTTAACAGAGCATTCGTAGTCATAGATGTAACATTACTCGGTAAATCACTAAATGTAAAATTTTGATTTTGAATATTAGAACCCGAAGCATTAAATTGTCCGTATTGAAAACCAAGAAGACCCCATATTGATTGATCCCATTTATCTTCAGTTATACCCATATCAACTATACTTATTCCCGAATGAGCGTCATAAGGAACTCCTTCCTCTAATCTCTCAGGCATTTCTATAAAGGATTGGGTCGCATCTGTAGCCGTTGGCGGTGCTTTCAGTTTAATTTGAGGATAAGGATGCATATCGGGTGACCAATTATCATATCGCATCTGTTTATTAATGAAATAAACGGGGTCTTGTGCCGTCGATGAAGGTGGAGGACCTAATATATCACCAGGGGTCTGAGGATCACCAGCATTATAAAAATTACCTGATTTCTCGGCAGTATGAAGATTGGCGAACTCAAATCTGTTCTCTACTGTGTCAAATGTAAATAAAGGATTATCTGCTCCCACATAAGCATTCTCTATAAATTCAGCATTTAGAAATGATTGGTGACCGAAATATTGAAGGGGATTGTATCCTGAATGAAGTGCGAGTGCCGCATTACCATATGCTGAAAAATGATAATCATAACCAATTTTAGTAAACTGAGGTATAGTTCCAGTGTGCGTAGTATTTATCCATATCTGAGGGATCCCACCTATTAATTTAGTAGTGAAAGCAATAAAACCATTAATCTTACGAGCGAATCCGTAAGCTAAATTATTATCTTTATCCCCAATTGTATCAGCACTCGTCAGGTGTGAAGTATTCTTATCATAATAAACAAACACGGGACAAGAAGTTCTATCAGATACATTTGTGCCAACGGAGGAATAAGAAACATTATACATATCATCACCCAAGGGTTCAATATCCGCTTTCTTAGTTCCGTGAGATTGAAATCCTAAATCCATATGAAGAAATCTTCCAACTTCTCTAAATGAAGCAGATAATGAAGCAGAGGTTGTATTGAAGGCTCTGTAGTTAGTTCTTGGCCATACGGGATCTATTCCTCCATCTAATAATTCAGGATAAAGTGCCTGACTATCAAAAAAAGCTTTTATCTTTAATAAAACTTCTTCAGACCAAGTTATATTAGTTGTTATGACAGCCTCTGCTTTTCCAGCGTCAGTAATTGTCGCACCAGTTTTATTTGCGTGATAAGCGAAAGCATTTCTCCCAGCTTCGACGAAATCTGGTCTCTTGAAACCTATGTAATCATAAGCATTACTATAAGCAACTGCGTTAGCACTCTGAACTGAACTAGCACTTGAAACACTTACAGGCATACTATTTGAGAGAGTAGCACCGAAAAAGTCTTGAGCATTTGAAGAGTTAAATGATGTGAAACTTGGGGTTGTCACTGCTAAATATGTTTTACTTTCTTGAATGACTGATTTAGTGAAACCTCGTGAAGAAACTATTGTTTTTCTTGGTTCAGATTCTGTTAATTGATCTGTAATTTGTGCTGCGATATTTGAAGGAGTATTATAACCCTCATTAATTTTTAATGTTATTTTTTTTTTAAACCTTACATAATCAGCAATAGCGGGATCGGGTTTGACTCCGTGTTTCGGTTGAAGACTACTAGCAAGATCTTCCGCTGAAACCTCTGATCCATTATAAACAATTGATTTTCTTTTAAAAAGAGTAAACCTTGAATTATCTTGTCTTATTTTCTGTCCGTATTCTGTAGGATCTCCTGTAAAATCTCTGAGATTATAATAAGTCCCCCAATCATCATCATCTCTAATGTCTGTATTAAATATAAGTCTTCTATGGGCGTCATAATCAATGACATTAACACCAAGAGGATAACCATCTTTAACCCTCCAATACTCCCCTGCCGTATCCAGGTGTGCTCCCGTCGTTTTATTATAACCAAGCACTGAAGCATTATTAGCAGAAACATTACCGAAGTTTCTAGGAAGTGTCATGCAGTTTTCACCATTCGCTGTCTTATAAAATTCAACTACGATCGTGGCTTCATTATCTTTCATATCAACTTCTTCTTCAATATTTTCTGCGTCTACTTTAGCGAAACCAGTAGGAGAGTATCTAAGAAAATGACCTCCTTGGAAAGTTGATAAATTACCTACAAATGAAGAGTTAGTAAATTCTGTGCGGGTAATCTTTTTTTTACCTAAATTTCTTCCTCTCATTTCAATTACTTCAGCCCCTGCTCCCCTCTGAGCGATATGAGCTGATTGAATTGTAACCTGATCTCCTATATCCAGAGTTAGTCCTCCAGATACTCTGTTAGTAAAGACTGCTGTATCTGTCTGAGCGAGATTACTCGCTGAAAACTCTTCTGATGAGAGTCTATTAGCATCTAATAAAATTGTCTGTGTATACGGGAGAGGTCCTGACATTATATTAAGAAACAATAAATAAATAATTTATTTAGAATTTATTGTTATTTAAGAATTATAGTTAGTTAATACTTACATAAGCTGAGTTGTTACATATCCCGCTTGTAACACTGTGAGCTTCGCCAACTCTAACCAAGCACGTTGAGTGTAAAGACCTCCATCATTGTCAAGACCCTGATACCGAGTGAAATACTCAATACCTCGGCTATTAATACGCTCATTGCGATTAAGTCTGTATGCTAACCAATTGAAGCGACCAAGGACACCAACTTCATCACCACCATCACCAGTGTTCTGTTGGAGACCCATAAATTCATCAGAGGTCAATGCTACACCCTCAGCACAGAACTCTTCGCGAGTTACGAAAGGAACCATTCCTTCTGCCTGAGCCGTATTATGGAACTGACGGGCAGGATTAGTTACATCTATCGGGTAGAGGAATCGATCATTGTATTTAATATTTACAGTGAGAGAACCATTCTGATCACCAGCACCAGGAGCCCCACCGAACTGGTAATGAGCTTCAGGCGAGATAGAGTGATACTGATTGGTGATTGTCTGATTAAGAGAAAGATCTGCTTGGAGACCCGTAATAACCTTAGTCACAATGCGACCCGCTCCACCAAGGTTTCTAATCTGTGTGGTTCCGCTAGTGGAAGTAGCGGATACCGAAACCTTAGAATGGCGATAATCAAAGTGATTGATAGTTATTTCAGGATTCTGAACTGCGTAGGCAGACATCATGCTCTGTGGATAAAAAATATAATCTGCGATGAATTTAACTTCATCAGTATTTACAACATAGTTAGCAGCAGCAACACCCTCAGCACCACAGGCACGAGCATTCTGGACTGGTTCAAAAGTTAATTCAATAGAGACTTGCTCTTGCATCATATAGAGAGGGAGCTGTGTCTGCTTCAACATTGGGAAGAGATCCGCAAGGGCAATCTGGAACTGAGGATTGTTCTTTAGATTAACCCAATCGTGAACTCTTAGATCAGGGTCTTCTCCGCCATAGGAACTATTGTATTCTTTACCATTAGAGAGACCATAGGTAAATGCCTGTGTATCATTTTCAGCACCACCAACAAGACTTACAGCATCATCATATCGGAACTCGTGAGAAATACATTTACCACTTAATACTTGTTCGCGTTCTAATTGGTGTTCATTCGATACGAACATCTGCTTGTATCCCGAGAGGTAATTGTATCCATCAATTTCTTGGAGAGTTTTCGTTCCAACCTTTAAAGCACAACGAGATATTAGAGAATGAGCTCCGACGCTTGGAGGAAGGAAACGATCTAAGGCATCAGGTGCTGTGAGCTGGAGAGTGATTTTGGAATGAGAATGGAGTATCCCCTTGTTTAAAAGTGTGAATCGTACAAAAGAATCACTTTTCACGACTGGGTCTGTAATACTTGTCTCTACATCAGTAGCAGTTGTAGTATCCATAGGAGATACTCTTAGAAGATTAGGAACATTCGGGGCAACTGAGGAACGTTCAACCATAGTTTCTTGAGCTTCTTGTCCCGAAGGACCATCAGAAGGAGGAGTCATATCAGCGGAATCCATTACTTTATAATGATTCAAATAAAAAAAATAAAAATAAAAAAACTAATTTAAATCCGCATATCTTCTCAATACATTACACCGACAACATACTATTTCCCTGAATATTCCAGTTTTATGGCAGTGATCCATATGCCTGTATTTAGTATTTTTAAATTGTTTCCCACAGGCTTCACAATTAATTGTGTAATAATATGCTTCGTATAGTTCTTCATATGTATAATCATCTGTTTCAATGAGACCTTGATACTTCCAATTTGAGATTATCTGAGTTTTCTTATATTGATATGTATTCTTGTAATCTTTAACATATTCTTTAACTCTTTCCAATTCTTTTTCTCTATTTTTATAATAAGACCTCATTCTTGCTTCTCTTTTATCTTCAATATTTTTATACGGCATTGTTTCCTATATATAAATCATATGTAATCCTTAAATTAATTTAATACCTGGATTCCTTGAGGACCAAAGACCAGAGTCTGTTTATTGTGGACGAAAACAAAGAAGGCTTGAGGAGAATCGCTTGTGAGATCCAAGCTCATATTAATACCAAAATTCACGTTGCGATAGTCCACCCCTTGGTCTGAGATCGTGTCGAGAGCAACTCCTAGACCGAAGCCACAGCCTCCGAAGGCGAAATCCTTATCAAATCGTGCCGAATCACTCAGGCGAACATTCTGAGGATTGAGAGAAGTCCTTGTGTTATCAGAGAACTTCTGGATAGCATTGACGAAGTGATGATAGATTTCTGAATCAGCAATCTTGTTGGCGGGATCATCCTGCTGTAAAGTCGTGATATTATAATCAATTGGGAATTTAGCACCATTACGGGTAAAAAATAATTCCTTGATATCGGCACTTCTCCCATCACTATTCGTTGGGTAGAGAGTCGCAAGACCATCAAATGCTAAGTTATTAATGTGAGCTGCTGGGACAATATTAGCGAATACACCTAAGACTCTCGATAAACCTAACTGGAAGTTAATAATACCATTCGCGGAGTTGATTGTCTGGTAGTAAGAGTTGATGGAATTAT